CGCGCGGTTCTGCCTGTCCACATAGTAGCTCGTGGGCCTGCTTTCGGTGTTCTTGTTGGAGGTCTGCGCGTAAGAGGAGACTGATAGCCGGGTCAGATTGTAGTCCACTTGGCCAGTCTCGCCAGTGTCTGTCCGCACCACGGCGTCCAGGACGTCCACGCAGTCATCCGCGAGAGTATAGGTCTTGGTGCCCGCCACGAGGTCCAGCGTGGTCTCGGCCACAGTCCAGAGGTTCAGCCCCCGGTTGACCCATTCGAGCATCATGATGTTCATGCTGCGCCGCGCCGTGCGGAGATCGTAGCCCGAGCGCATCTCCCGGCCCGCACGCTCCCAGGCTTCTTCGCAGATCTGAAGAATATCGAGCTTGAAGGCTACGGTGCCTGATGTGGTGGGTGCGGCCATCGACTACTTCCTCTGCTTGCCTCGGCGGGCCTTACGGTAGCCCTGGATATCCTTGAGCTTGGAGGCTCCTCGGGCCACGTCGCTTTCGCCCTTGGCCATGGCCGCGTCATTCCGGCCCTGCCCAGCCACGCCCTTGTGCTTCGCGCCACCGCCCAGCCACTTACGCCGGGACTTGTTGGTGCTCCGGCGCTCTTTGGCATCGGCAAGATACTTCTGCGCCTCAGCCTCTTCCTTGGCCGGGTCAGCCAGATAGTTCGTGCCTTCTCGCTCTACATATTTGCCCTTGAGGTCCGCCATCAGATGATCTTCCTTCTTGATCGAGCACGGTTCTTGGCGCGTGACATTACTCTAACATTGCCCGGCGAATTGTCACGCGGGTTGTTGTTCTTATGGTCGATCTCTTTGCCGTCACCAACTCGTACCTTGCCTGCTTTCTCGGCAGCGTAACGCGCCCGGTGACGGGCATTGTTATCCTTGAGATTAGGCTTGTGGTTCTCCCGGTACTCTTTTTTGTAGTCGCGCTTTTTCTTCATCAGTCAGCCTCCAGGACGCCGTCGAAACCGGCAGAAACGTCGGCAGCTTTACCAATGGGCGATGAGGTGATGAAGATGTCTGATTTTTCGGGCACCACCAGGGACGGCTCGAAAGGATGCCTGAATTGGCTGCTGGCCACGGCGGATAGCCCCAAAGAGTGTTTGATCCAGGGGGCGTAGCCAAGGGCATTATCGCGGACCCATAGCTCCATCTGATTGGAGCTTGGGTCTTTGTTGGTCGCGGGGTTCATGTTCGCGTACCAAAATTCGACGTACAGTGTGCATGACGCCGGGACCGTGTAAAGCGCCATTAAGGTCTGGTTCTTACCTGTCGAGATGACGGCGTAGTCCTGCGTTTCCCCGGCGTTATGTGCCTTGATGGTGCTTGTCGAGACAGCCGCCGCCATCACCTTCATGCGGAAGACGCGGCGCAGAGGGTAGGTTAGGGCAACCGCCGTGGTCGTGTCGGATGCGTTCAGCGTGACGTTCTGCGTCACCGCGAGGAAATCGTTGTCGAGGCCCAGAACCTCCACCGTTTCACCCTGCAGGGCGGCTTGGTCCGTTGTCTGGCTGACGTGAGTGATCAACGCCGTGGCGGGCCACGAGTAAACGCCAGTGGCGTCCCATACTTCCTCGGTCGCGGAGGCGGTGACGTTGGCGTTGCGGCCAAATTTATTGAGCGGCGTTGACCCAGAGACGTTGCCCTTGGCGACTTCCTGCAGGTAGTCAGAAAGCTCCTCCCCTCTGCTGATGCCGCCCAAGGCCATTAGCTTAGCGCCTTCCTCATGTCGTGCATGCGCGCGTTCACGCCCGCCTGCACCACCTTCAGCGCGTCTTCCGCTTCGATCTTGTCCTGCCGGGCCTGCTCGGCGGCGGCACGCAGCTCATCGTTCTCGCGGTTGAGACGGGTCACCTGCGCGGCAACAGCCTGTCGGGCCTTCTTCACGTCCTCTTGATCCTTGGCCAAGCGGGCCTTCTCGGCCCCCTGGGCACGGGTATCCACCCGGACCGCCTCTCGATGCGTCTCCGCGCTCTTGTTCTGAGCCGCCTGGGTTTCGTCAAACCGGGCCCACGCCGCCGCCAAGGCGGTTTGGTCCTTCAGGATGGCGTCTCGCTCGGTTTGGCGGGCGGAGGCGTCTCGGAAGACTTCATCCTTCCGCTCGGCCTCGGCTTTCGCCAGGGCCTTGCGTGCCTTGTCCGCCTTGTCCGAGATTGCCTTCAACTCTGCCCAGGCAGTCTTCAGCTTCGCTGGACTGCCGAGAAGCTCCATAAGCCCCTTCAGCGAGTAGTCGATTACCTCATCTTCGATGGCCAGATGGCGCTTAGTTAGTCCCATGGTTGTGTCCTCGTTCCTGATCAATCCTGGTCATAAAAACACCTTCTGCGGCACAGGCGGCGTCCTGAATGTGGTCTTGGCGGGCTTCTTTGGGTCCACCTCCGCATTGGGCAACCCCGTGGCCCCAATGACCTCAACGCCTGACACCTTGCCGTCCTTGTCCTGCCCGTCGTAAATGTTCTGAGGCGTACCCCCAAAACCGCCAAAGCCTGCGGAGAGCTCGCCGTCAGCATCGCCAATCAGGTTAGGCCCGGAGATCCCCATGTTTACGTCCCGGTCTGCACGACAGTCATCTTAACGCTGCCGGAAGTGAAAGCCGTAAGCGCCAAGCGAACCGCTCGCGGCGGGTTGGTGTAGTTGCCGTCCTGATCAGTTGTCTGACCGGTCAATGTGTCGTGGGTAAAAGCCGTGGCATCATTCTCAGCGAAGCCGGTAGCCAGAATATTATCAGAGGTGTGTTGGGCCGCGTAAGTGAGCGTCCCACTGACCACGTCCACGAGAAGGCTGACGTTGAAATCTGGCCCGCGATAGTTCAGGAGGAACCAAGCGCTCTCACATAGTCCGTCCACCCCGGCCTCGACCGCGCCTGCGCTGGTCCCGCTCGAAGTGATCCGGTCTACCCAGCCGAAGTTCTGGTCCTGAGTGCTGCTGGTGCCCGCGCTGGCACCCGTGATGCTGTCCGTGACCTCCACACCGTAGCGGTCATATCCGCGCGCAGTGTAGGTGTCCCCGGTGTCGTCACCCGCTGAATACATCGCCACATGCTGCGCCGTGGTGAACTCAGCGTATCCGTTGACGCCAACCTCAATCGCGCCCGCCGTGGCCGCGTCTGGCGTCACCGAAGTGATGTGCCAGAACTTGGTGGAGCCCAGGACAATCAGCCCGGCGTCCGGGCCGGTGATAGCCTCCGTAAGGAAGTTGCCCTTGCTGTCTTCGCCTACCACGGTGAAGGTGCGGCCCGTATCGTCTGCCGCGCCGTAGATCAGCACGTACACGCCGCGCCGGGTATGGAAATCCACCCCCAGCGCGCCGTTCAAGGTCATGGCGTCCGCCCCTGTCGGGGTTTGGCTCGCGCAGATACCGTTTCGATCATAGCCGGTCGAAAGCGCGCCGTTGATGAGGTAGTCCAAGCGCGTGGCCAGCAGCGTCTCCGTGGTGGAGATGCCGTTTCGGTCCAGAGCGGTTGGGGCTAGAGTGATGACCTTGGGTTGGGACATCTTTATCTCCTCTAGTGGTTAAAGTTATTTCTTCTTGGCGGAGGCCTTCTTCGCCTTGATGGGCTTCAGTTCAGGCGCGGCTTCCCGCCCCTGAACCACGTCCCGCCGCCAGTCTTCGGCGTCCGCCAAGGATGGGAACTTCTTGACGAACGGTTTCTCGTCGGAGGCACCGGATACCGTGATCTGCCACCCCTTGCCGTCCTTGCTCAGATCGGTTTGCATGCGGACCTACCTCTCGTTGGCGACGAAGATGTAATCGAACTCCGTGACTTCCGCGCCAGCCGCGCCGTTCCAGTAGCCAAAGCCAACCGCCATCTCGGTGTCGGGGGCGTCGGCGCTGGCCAAGGTCATGGTGGTGACCAGGACGTCGTCGGCAAACAGCTGAACCTTGTTGACGCCATCGTAATAGGCGGCGAGGGTCAGCCACGTGTCGTCCGCCATGGTGGCGACGGTGGAGCTGTCGCTGTCCGAAGCGTTGTCGTCCGAATTGAAATAGACGGCGGCGGAAGCATCCACGCTCTCGAAGAAGAACCGCTGGGCGGCGTCCCGGGGCGTGGTGTCCTTGGAGTGCAGACCGAAGATCATTGCGGACTGGATGGCATCGCCAACCCGGAGCCGCGTCTTCATGAAGGTTTTCTTGCCTGCCGTGAGCAGGAAGGTCTCCGCAATCACCTGGGCGGCGATGCCGTCGAGGTCGTTCGCCGCCGTGGTGACCAGGGCCGTGCCGCCGTCCGTGTCGCCGGAGGTGATGGCAGAGGTGCCCGCGCCGCCCGAAATGGCGGTCAGCGTATAGTTCGCGGCGATGGGGAGAATGTCGAAGTCATCGAAAAAGATGTGCCACTTGGTGGGGTCCAGCATCCCAAACTCGTACATCGGGTTGCCGGGGGCTACATTCGAGACACCGTTCGTAAAATGTGTGGGCATTGATCAGTTCTCCTCTGTTTGAACCATGACCGCACATGAGGTGGGCCACAATCAAATGCTGCGAAGATTGTACTGGGTAAACATTGCTCCGTCAATATCCACAAAAAAGGGGCCTCGGTTAAGAGGCCCCTTCTCTTGTGGTCGTCGGTGACCTCGGCTACGAGGAGCCGGGGCTCCCGAAAGCCGCCAAGTAGTCGGAGACGCCGAAGCTGTAGCGTTCCCGGCTCTTGTACCGGACGTTGCCGCTATCGAAGTCGCCGTCCATGGACGTCGAGATCGCAACGCGGTTGAAGTGCTTCAGGCCATTCGGCACATCAGTCTTCAAGAACCACGCATTGGTGTCCGTCAGGTAATGGTTGATGCAGTAGCCCTCGCGGATCGTGCTGTTGTGCACGATGGCGTTGACGTCGTTATCAGCCACACCGGTCTTGAACTGTGAGCTCAGGATGCGGGTTGCCACAAACTGCAAGTTGGTCGGGATGATCAACTTGGCAGGTTGCGCGGCTACCTTCAGCCCACGCTCGTCAGTCCAGTTGGAGATCTGAATGGTGGCGTCCTCCAGGGACGTTTCATTCAAATCGGTCGCCGTTGCCGGGCGGTTGGACAGGTCAGCTCCGCTCACGATGCTGTGAGAGGTTGAGAACAGCTGATCGCCGTCGCCAGACAGATAGCCCGTGGAGGCCGTGAAGCCTTCGTTGAACGGCACCATGGCTTTGACCTGCTTGGTGTAGTTCATCGCCCGGGCCAGGGCTTTGGTGTAGCGCGAGGAAAGACTGTCGTAGAGATTGTCCTCCATCGCTTCCTCGGTGATCGAGAAGCCCATCGCAATCGTTTCGTGATCGTAACGTTGCGTGAAGCTCTCTTGGGCGGTGTCATAAGCCAGACTGCCGCCTTCCTTTTTCACCGGAGCCGCCCCGAAGCCCGAAAGCTTCGTTTCTTCCTCGAATGAGCGCTCGCTGCTCTCCTCGGAATAGATCTCGGCGTGCTCGTTTTCGTA